CGCGAGCACGTCATCAAGCGTCGCGTCAGGCTTCTCAAGAAGCAGCTCGCAAGCCGCAGCCACTTCCCGGAGGTTATGAGGCGGAATTTCCGTTGCCATACCGACCGCGATGCCGCTCGCGCCATTCAGCAGTACAAACGGGAGCCGCGCCGGGAGCACCGCCGGTTCCTTGAACGCCCCGTCGTAATTCGGGATGAAGTCCACCGTGCCAAGATCGATTTCAGAAAGCAGCAGTTCGGAAATCTTCGTGAGGCGGGCTTCCGTGTAACGCATGGCGGCAGGGCCATCACCGTCACGGCTTCCGAAGTTTCCGTGACCATCCACAAGCGGATACCGGAGGCTGAAAGGCTGCGCCATGCGGACCATGGCGTCGTACGCCGACTGATCGCCGTGCGGATGGAATTTACCGAGCACATCGCCGACCACACGGGCGGACTTCACATAATTCTTATCAGCGGAGAGATGGAGCTCCTTCGCCATATCGAAGAGGATTCTGCGCTGCACAGGCTTCTGCCCGTCGCAGACATTCGGGAGCGCTCGGTCTGTCACCACCGAAATGGCGTAATCGAGATACGCGCGGCTCGCGAACCGGGCGAGCGTCAGCTTCCCCTCATCCTTTTCATCCGTCTCGTCCTCGCCGAGGAACTGTCCCATCAGCTGCAGGGCAGACGTTTCTTCAGCGGTTTCGGGTTCGTCACGGGAATCCGCCGCAGTCTCGTTCTCGTCCTCATCCACCGCTTCCATCTCTTCAGAATCCTGTTCCTCACCATCCGTAAACAGGGATTCCGTCGCGCCGTCTTCCGGATTCATGTCTTTCTTCGTCATTCAGTGCTGTTCCTTGTTTATCAGATGTCCGCGCGGGCCCGGTCACCGTAGCGTTCAAGCCACGTTCTCCGGGCTCCCGATTCCTTATGCCCCATCAGCATGGTCATCACGCTTTCTGTCTGAGCCTTGTCGACTTCACCCCAGGAGATCGGAAGAAGGCAGCGGGTATCCGGGTTCAGGGCGGTTTCTCCGAGTTCTGCCGCGCTCATCTCACCCAGGCCCTTGAATCGGGCAATGGTGAGATCCTCAGGATTGATCTTTTCCTTCGCGAGCTTCTGCTGCGTCCGGGCGAGTTCCCGGTCATCCAGGCAGTAGATCCGTCGCATCGGGCGGCGTCCCCTCGCCGGCACATCCACGCGGAAGAGCGGCGGCATTGCCACATAAACATGCCCCGCCTCAACAAGTCCCGGGAAATGCCGGAAGAAAAGCGTGAGGAGAAGCACCTGAATGTGAGATCCGTCGACGTCCGCGTCAGCAAGAATGCAGATCTTGCCGTAGCGGAGGTGCGAGAGATCCGCGTCGGACGCTTTCTTATGCGGGTTCACACCGATCGCGGTCGCGATGTCATGAATCACCTGGCTTGAGAAGAGTCTCGTTGGGGACACTTCCCAGGTGTTCAGAATCTTCCCCCGAAGCGGAAGCACGGCCTGGAATTCCTTATCGCGGCCGACCTTCGCGGAGCCTCCGGCGGAGTCACCTTCCACGAGATAGAGTTCGTTCCGCGTGATATCCGAGCTCTCACAATCCGTGAGTTTTCCAGGGAGCACCGCGACGCTCGATCCCTTCTTCCGGTCAATCTTCGGCGCGGACTGCTGACGCTTCTGCGCCTGATGGATCACGAGTTCCGCGAGCTTCTTCCCCTCTTCCACATGGTCATTCAGCCAGAACTCAAACTGCGGCGTCACAAAAGCGCTCACGAGTTTCAGAGCGTCACGGCTCGTCAGCTTATCCTTTGTCTGCCCCTGGAACTGAGGATCCAGCATCTTGCAGGAAAGCACATAGGACGCGCGGGAAAAGACGTCTTCCGCGAGAAGCTTCACGCCCTTCACGGCGAGCTGATGCGCATCGATGAAGTTCTTCATCGCCTGAAAGAGGCCGTCCTTCAAGCCATATTCATGCGTACCGCCTGAAGGCGTCGGAATGAGGTTCACATAGGACTCACGGACAAGCGGACCTTCCTCCGTCCACGCGACCACCCAGGAGGCACCCTCGCCTTCAGAAAAGGCTTCGGTATCAGGGCCTGCAAACCCTTCCGCCTCAAACGCGGGCACCGCGGGCGGAAACGCCATTTCGGATGCCAGATATTCGCCGAGCCCCCCTTCGTAAAGCCAGCGCTGATCGGTTCCGGCAATCTCGTTATGGAAGATCACTTCGCAGCCCGGCATCAGAACGGCTTTCGAGCGGAGCAGCCGCACGAGCTGTGACACTGGGATCACGGGAGAATCAAAGTACTTCGGATCCGGCCACGCAGTTACCCGGGTTCCGGTCTCGCTCTTACGCCTCGGGCTCTTTCTGGAAGCGAGCGGCTCATCGACAAACCCATCCTTAAAGGTAATCCGGCTTTCAAGCCCGTCGCGCCAGACCACCACTTCCATATGGGTGGAAAGCGCGTTGGTCACCGAAACGCCGACACCATGAAGACCGCCTGAAAACGCGTACGCGCCGCCTGACGCTTTATCAAACTTGCCGCCCGCGTGCAGTGACGTAAAGACCAGCTGCACCACCGGCTGCTTCTCTGTCGGATGCATGCCGACCGGAATACCGCGGCCGTTATCCTCAACCGTTACCGAATTATCCGGATGCAGCCACACCTCAATTTTTGAGCCAAACCCGGCGAGCACTTCGTCACTCGAGTTATCGACCACTTCCTGAATAATATGAAGCGGGTCGCAGGTGAGGGTATACATCCCCGGTCTTTCTTTCACCGGTTCGAGCCCCTTCAGGACCCGGACGCTCGACTCTACGTAGCTGCCAGCTTGTTTGCGTGTTGCCATGTTTTCTCTGAAAGGGGAAGAACGGGATCCGGCCCATTCTTCAGGTGACAATAGGAAGCAGCCTGGGAACCCGGAACGGGTTCTCAGGCATCTGAGACGTTCAATATTACCGCAAGACCTTTGCCTGACGCCTTCGGACTCAGAAAGCCTATCAGGGGGAGACGCCTGAAAGAGCGGCCTCAGAGATCCTTGATGAGAGAAAGGAACTCAAGGCGGGTCGCGGTGTTTTTAAGGAAATAGCCCCGCATGACAGAGGTCGTCATCGCGCAGTCATGCTCTTTCACGCCGCGCCACGACATGCACTCATGCTTCGCTTTCACGATGACCGCGAGGCCATACGGCTTGATGAGGCGTTCGAGCTCGTCGGCGAGCTGCACCGTCGCCTCTTCCTGAATCTGCGGGCGGGAGAAGATCCAGTTCGCGAGACGCGAGAACTTGGAAATGCCGATCACGTGGTCTGACGGAATCACGCCGATCCAGCACTGTCCCATGATCGGAACAAGGTGATGCGAGCAGGCGCTCCGGATCGCGATCGGTCCGACCGTGTAGATCTGGTTCAGCTGCTTCACGTTCGGGAACTCGGTGATCCGGGGGCGCTCCGTATAACGGCCGGAAAAGACTTCGCCGAGATACATCTTCGCCACGCGGTGAGCGGTCTCACGCGTGTTGTGATCGTTCTCTGTATCAATAAGGAGGGTTTCGAGCACGCCCTGGATTTTCTCCTCGAGCTCTGCCTCGAGCTGCGGCATTTCACCTTCGCGGATGTACTGCGCGATATTGTCGTTCGCGGCAAAGGGCGCGCCTGCCTCCCTGATGCGTTCACGAATCACGCTTGAAATCGGCTTTTCCTGATTGATGCCTTTTTCCATCCTTCTTACCTTTATTGATAGACAAGTCGCAGATACTGATTCAGGTCGAATCAGTTTTGGCGCTCAGCGGGAGCACCAATCTGAGAAGTTTAGTGGATTTCGGAAATTCCCATGCCGCCTGAGACAGATGTATCAGCAGGCTCGGAATTTTCTTCTTGGGGTATTGCAAAAATGAAAAAATCCAGAACCTTATCATTCGGTTACTGGATTATGGGCAGTACCATCCGCTGAGATTCTGAGGTGTAAAAAATCAAGAACTTACGGATACGTCCCAAAAATATTCATTCCTCTCTGCAGAAATGATGTCGGTTGGGACGTCTTAGATGTTTCTGTTCCTGCCAGGACCGTTATTCTCAGCAGGTCGGACATCTTACCCCAGCCACGAGCTGAAGTGAAGGCTGTCAGGCAAATGTCTGGGTTCTATCTCTTTCTTGCAGTACGTTGAGACGTCATAGAGCTGCGAACGAAATGCAGCCCCTTCAACCCGGATTTGACGCAAGGACATTTCCGGGACCATCCGACACAGATATGGGTGTCTTTTCCGTTCGAAGGCTTTATGTATTTCCGTAACTGAAGAGCAGCGTTTTAACCTTACGAAAACGCTTTAATTTTTATCCAGTTGGAATTATTCGGATAAAAAAAATGGTGCCCCCGCTGAGACACCTTTTTATGAACTTTTTCAATATAGTTGTGTTACCGCGCCCGTTAACTGCCGTAAAATGGACTCCGACCGAGACTCTTTTTTGTTTACGGAAGCCCGAGTTTATACGCCTGCTACCCTCTCGTTAATCCGACCGTAAGGATATTTATCATAGCAGTTTTGTCACCCTTCTTCTGAGCATCCACCAGTACATTCTTCTCTTTCCGCGTAAGGTGAGACAGGGCCATTTCTGTGTCTATTCTGTCCGGATCCGGATTGCTTCCGGCTGGTGATCAGTCAGGGGCCTGGTCTTCCAAGCTGAGTCGGATTAAAATACGGAATCGGGAGGGGATCTCTCCCCTCCCTCCTGATTAGCAGATTAGTAACAGAATCAGAAAGATCAGAAACTTCACGATCTTCTTCAGGTGTGCTAATATGCGCACAGGTTCAGCGATATGTACCATCGTTGAACTCCGACGGCAGCGGCTCGGGTGTGTCAGCACTCGGGCCGTTTTGCTATCTGTGCCACGCACAGCAGACTAAGGGAACTGCCGCCCACCCCTTAATAGCAATGGGCGACAGTTTACTCTTGGCCATGGCTATTCGGGGCAGGCATTGCAAAAACTGGATGGGGGTTTACTTGCCCAGCTAAATAACCCCCAGGGGGTTTGGGGGGTAAGGCTATTACAACAAATTAGGTAACAGATAATGGCAAAGAAGGAAGTGAGAACGGACCTCTGGGTTGCTAAGCAGCTTGACGAGTACAGAATTTCGTTCGATGCACAGGGAAGCAACGTCAAAGAGATTGACGAGGCTCTGAAGACTGCATCAAAACGCGGCACAGGTAAGGCAGGATACCCTGAGTACGTTGCTGTCATTAATGATTTTGTTCTTGTTATCGAGGATAAGGCGGATATAAATAGGCATGTGAGCCTGACCGACAATGGTGTTATCGCTACAGATACAAAATCAGTCACTGATTACGCCGTGAACGGCGCGTATTTCTATGGCAAGCACATCGCGCAGAACAGCTCTTTCAAGAAAGTTTTCGCACTGGGCGTTTCGGGGGATGAAAAACATCACGTTATCACCCCTCTCTGGGTAGATGACCGTGAGGGTTATAAACGGTTGTCCGACATCGAATCGTTCGTATCGTTCTCATCACAGAACATCGGTGAGTATTACACGCGCTATGTACTGAAGGAGGCGACGGACGTTGAAAAGACAACGGAGCAGATCCTCAAGGACGCAGCGCAGCTGCACGAGTACCTGCGTACGTACGGAACGCTGAAAGACCAGGACAAGCCACTCGTGGTAGCAGGCATCCTTCTTGCGCTCGACGAGATAGAGCCCGGCGGATTCAGTATTGATTCCCTGACAGGTGACCAGCTGGCTGGCAACTGTGACGGCGACAAGCTGATGAACGCCATCAAGACACGACTAACCCGCTCGAACGTGGGGCCGGACGCCAAGAAGGACAAGCTCTTGTCCGAGTTTACCATCTTGCAGAAGAGCTTCAGGCTGAACGAGGTCAACAACGCGTTGGGCAAGACGCCTTTGAAGTTCTACACGGAGTTTTTGTACGAGTGCGTCTTCCGAAACATCAAGTATCAGAAGACCTCTGAGGACTTCATCGGGCGCTTCTACGCCGAGTTCATGAGCTACTCCGGCGGTGACGGGCAGACACTCGGTATCATCCTGACGCCACGCCATATTACTGACCTGATGTGCGATTTGGTCGACGTGATGGCAGACGACGTCGTGCTGGACCCGACGTGCGGCACAGCTGGATTTTTGATTGCGGCGATGCACAGGATGCTGTCCATGGCGGATAGCGACGCGCAGAGGAAGAGCATCAAGAAGAGGCAGCTCCACGGCTTCGAGCTTCAGAGCAACATGTTCGCCGTAGCGGCCGCCAACATGATTCTGCGTCGTGATGGCAACAGCAACCTGCAATGTACGGACTTTCTGAAGCTGAACCCTGCGCAGACGCAGATGAAGGGCGCGACGGTAGGGCTTATGAACCCGCCATACTCGCAGGGTACGAAGACAGCAGACCCGGAGCAGTGCGAGCTGTCGTTCATCGAGCATCTGCTGGATTCTTTGACGGTCGGCGCAAGAGCGGCTGTCATTGTGCCTCAGTCATCCATGACGGGAAAGACCAAGGCAGAGCAGGCGTTCAAGACGTCGATAATGAAGCATCACACGCTGGAAGGCGTCATCACCTGCAACACAGATACGTTCTACCGCGTGGGCGTGAACCCGGTTATTGCCGTGTTCACGGCGCATGAGCCGCATCCGAAGAACAAGGTCTGCAAGTTCATCGACTTCAGGGATGACGGTTATGAGACGAGGGCGCACGTGGGGCTTGTCGAGGGCGGCTCTGCGAAAGACAAGCGCCAGCACCTTCTGGACGTGTGGTTCGGGCGTGTCGAAGCGCCATCGAAGTTCTGCGTCGAGTCCACTGTACAGCCGGATGACGAGTGGCTGCACAGCTTCTACTACTTCAACGATGAGATTCCGACTGATGCTGATTTCGAGAAATCCATCGGCGACTACCTGACGTTCGAGTTCTCAATGGTCATGCAGAACCGAGAATATCTGTTTGAGAGAGGCGCTGATGATGGAAAGACTGAGTGAGAAGGAATGGAAGGAATTTGATTTTACTGATATTTTTGATATCAGAAAAGGATTTTATAACAAGAAGCCTGAAGGCAGTGGCAAAGGTACAATTCCATTTCTTGGAGCCACAGATTCTAATAATGGAGTCACTCGCTTTTTGACAGCCGAAGAAATAGATTCAGCTTCTAAGACTGGTGACATGAATAATGTGTCTTTAAAGAGAAAAATGTTTGCTGGTCATGCTATTGCTGTTACGAACAATGGCTCGGTTGGACATGCTTATTATCAGGCAGTGACTTTTACATGTTCGCACGATATCAATCCATTATATTTGCGTGACCATGAAATGACGCGTGATGAAGCTGATTTCCTGATTAAAGCGATAGAGGAGCAGGGAAAGTTATTTCAGTATGCACGTAAATGGCGCCCCATCCGTATGGTGAAGCCTAAAATTATGCTCCCCGTGACGGATTCCGGCGAGCCTGACTACGACTATATGGCGCATTACGCCTCCGAGATGAGGGGGGGGTATGCTCATGCGATATAAGAACTATATCGCTGAGCAGCTCTCCCAGCTGGAATACAAGGAAATCCCCGCACTGAATGAGAAGGAGTGGAAAGATATAGAAATTGGAACAATTGCCGATGTGAATTCGGGACGAGACATTTATGCGCAAGAAAGAACAGAAGGTAATACTCCCTACATAACTTCGGGGACGTCAAATAATGGGATTGGGTATTTTGTCGGGAATGATAATGATTCGAAAGCCCGAAATGCTATATCTGTCAATCGTAATGGTGCTGTTGGTGAGGCTTTTTATCATCCGTACAATGCTTTGTACGGAAACGATTGCCGTCGTGTGAATATTAGAGCCGTACAGGATGCATACACGCAATTATTCATAGCGAAATGCATTTCTATGCAAAAAGAAGCATTCAGTTATAGTCGCAAACTTGGAACTGCACGCTTGAAAAGATTGCACATCATGCTTCCTGTTACGGATTCTGGTGAGCCGGACTACGACTATATGGCGCATTACGCCTCCGAGATGAGGGGGGGTATGCTCATGCGATATAAGAACTATATCGCTGAGCAGCTCTCCCAGCTGGAATACAAGGAAATCCCCGCACTGAACGAAAAGAAATGGGAGAATTTTCTTGTTCCTGATATTTTCCCAAAGATTCAGCGCGGAAAGAGATTGAAAAACGCAGACCATATACCAGGCAATATGCCGTATGTATCATCGACAGCAATCAATAATGGTGTAGATGACTATGTTGAGGCAACTGATGGTACAAGAGTATTCGAAAACTGCATTAGCCTTGCAAACAGCGGAAGCGTTGGAACGGCATTTTATGAGCCTTTTTCGTTCGTGGCAAGTGACCATGTGACAAGCCTGAAGCTAGAGGAAGCGTCAAAGTTTATCTATTTGTTTTTGGCGTCTGTCATAGAAAAACAAGGGTCGAATTTTAATTTCAACCGAGAGATTAACGATTCGCGAATCAAAAAGATGCAGGTCATGCTCCCTGTTACGGATTCTGGCGAGCCAGATTATGCCTACATGGAACAGTATTCAAAGAACATGATGCTCAGGAAATACGAGCAATATCTGGCATTCATAGGCAGTAAACAACGAGGGCAATGAGACCGTGACACATTGCCCCGATTTAAAAATGTTCGTAGCAAACGCCTCCTACTTGTCTGCCACGCACGCAGCTTTCATCGCTTCTTTATCCGCGGCTACTCTTGTAAGAAGCTCTGCACCTTCTCCAACCAGTTCTGCGCCTTCGCCGAGTAGGCTTTCGCATCGGGCGAGGCGCTCTTGAGCACGGTCTCCGGAATCGCGGGCTGCTTGCAGATCACTCTTGGCTCTGGTGTCTGCGGCGTCGCGCACCCGGACAGCAGTAACCCGCACAGCGCGAGCGCTAACCATGGCTTTATCTCGTGCCGCCAGCGCCTCGGCCAGCTGTTTGCTCTGTTTCTCATAGCGTTCCTGCGCCTCCTTTTCTACCGCCCTGGTCTGCTTCTGCCAATCAGATTTAAGCTCGCTGATCTGAGCTTCATACTTCTCCGCCGTCGAGGATCTTCCTCTGGAGTACCCCCAGAACGCGGACGCTATCAAGGCACCGATAATGACCCCGGCAATGGCCAAATTCCTTTTCATCATTCCTGCCCCCTCATACAGATCCGATACTCATCTTCCCGCCGGTTCGTCAGCCCTTTATTCTTGACGAGCTTTCCGTTCACTCGAACCTTATCAAAAGATAGGATTGCCGCACAGGCGGCTTGGTATCGTCCAGTCTGAAGCTTCCACTTGATCGATGATTTACAAACCGCCTTAGCGCCTACGTTATACGCAAGAGAGATATAGGCGTCCCACTCGCTTTGAGTCAGCTTGATATCATCGCCGAGGCACGCCTGGAGGACCTTTTCTGTGTGGCCAACATCTTTGCCCAGAGTCTTCATAGCCTCAGAAACGGTCATCCGAGTAGAAGCTTTAACCTCGCTCCCGGTGTGCCCGAAGCCGACCGTGAGGATCCCGCCAGTATCCTTGTAGGCTGTTGCACTGTACCCTTCGTATCCCGCAATCCCAATCAGCCCAGCGGCGGAAACGGTCATTGCAGTGATCTGGTAGCGGTTCATAGAAATCCCTCCTGCCCCCTGGTATGAACGCCTTATTTTTTAAAAGCTCGCTATAATGCGATACGTAAGGTCTCTCTCCTTACGTAGGTGGTTTATGGAGTCGGTAGGCTTTCCCCGGAAGAGCACATGCTTTCCCGGGGATTTTTATAGGAATCGACCGCCAACCCAAAGCGTTAAAAGCGCTACTCCGAATGGGACAATCACGCTTTTAATGAATTCCCACGCCTGAGCCCGAACCCGTCTGCGCTCATCAGCGCGGATCCGTTCTTCATCAAAAGCATCCATTCGGTTCTCCAAAGTAAGGACTCTGTTTTCTCGATCTTTGCTATAATCTTTCATGTAGATGTGGTCCATCTATGTGTAGCGTTTCTTAAGTCTCTGTTATGATTCGTTCCATCCCCGGAAGAGTTCCCGCTCTTGCCGGGGATTTCTTTTTCAGTCTTTCTCCCCGTTGTCCTCCCGGATCTGTTTCTCCCTATCCCGCCGGTAACGTGCATTCAGCAGGAACTTCACGCCATTCCATGCGCCCGGGAGCGCGTTTAAAAGCAGAAGAAGCGTGTAGATGATCGTGAGCATGATCAGGACGTCGTTCAGCGAAAAACCGCAGAACTCCGCCGCCGTCACTCCATAGGCTGGTGCGGCCTTGGCTATCGTTGGCTTCGCGAAGAATGCCACCATCACACCGCCCCCTTGTTTCTTATCCATCGTGTCTCCTTTTTCTTTTGGCTATCCAAAGTGTTTGAAAACAGCCACCCGTGCGGTGTGCTGGCTGGTCTTGCCAACTGCTGGTGCCTGCCACAGCTTCCACCCAAAGCTCACCTCCGAAACTGCACAAAGCCTTGGAAATAAAGCCTTTAATACCTCCCCCCCTCTGAGGGAATGAAAACGAGCCATTCTAAGTCAGCATCTGACTTAACCGTAAGGCGCACGGTGTCCCCCTTTCTCCCGCATACGAAAAACGCTGTAGAAATCTCGGAATCTGTTGAGTACGGCTGAACCTGAGCGGCGAGGGATGCGGCGGAATACGCGGTCGTAATATTTACCAATCCATTCCTTATACCCACCCGGCAATGGAAGCGGGCACTGACGTATCCATCGCTCGGAAGAACGTAGTCCGTAACGTCTTTGGTAATATAAATACGAACCATATAGATCCCATCCCGGGGCGTAGATGCTCGACTTCCCAAACACATCACGAGGTGTTCAAGATGCTTACTCAAACTCATTTCATCGCCTCCTTTTGCACCGCCCTCTGGCTGATCTTCAGGCCCGCTTCATAGCTGATGCATTCCGGGAGAGCGGGGAATTCAACCCACGGGAAGCCCTCTGTTTCCGGCAGATCCCTGAGGGCCTGACGATAGACCGTGATCTCGGCCTTCTCGTCATCCGTCAGAGCCGTGCGCTTCCCGCCCGCTTCACGCTGAACGGTGATGTCTCCGATCGTTGCGTAATCGTCCGTGTCGCTGATCCGGGCGTTGCGCTCGGCCTTCATCTGAGCCGCATACAGCGTGGTGCAGTACTCATCGCCCTGCTCCGGGAGCGCGGCTTCTTCGTAGTACTGGCCGTCAGCCGACCGGAACTGGGGTGCCTCGAGCTTTTCGAACTTCGTCTCGATCAGCTTCCCGTCAACGTTGTCTAAATGCGAAGCCTGCCACGAGGCGGTCTCACGCACTTTGCCCGTGGATGGGTCTTTGTAGACCCAGTCACCGCAGGGGTGTGATTTCGCCTCGGCAATGGCTTTGGCTTTAAACGTAGTAAGATCCATATATCCTCCTTAGTCCGTGGGAACAGTGCCGCCGTAAGCAGTAATGAGAGCATCAATCGCTTCAATCAGTCCCAAATTCTTCTGTCCCCGAAGCTTCTGCGAATACGTAAAGCTCTGATCAGCATCCACCCTCACAGTGTTTGCCAGTGTTGGCGACGCCGCGATCAGAGAGCTCAACTCATCCTTTTTCGCGTAACCAGCAAGAACAGAATCCGCCTCAATCGCCTGGATGCTCGCCGCTTCCTGAGCTTTCACAGCAGACACAGAAGTAGCCTGCGCGGCCGTTACGCTCTCAGTTGCTGTGGATTGGGTGGCTGTCACAGCCGCTACCGCTTCATTTTTTTGTGTTTGAATCGCCGCTACGGCCGCCGCTTGAAGATCTGTTATCGCCTGTTTTCCATCCGAAACCGTGGTTGCAGCAGAGGACGCGCTGGCAGCAGCATTTTCAGCGTATGTTTTGGCATTAGATTCAGAGGCTGTGATCTGATCGAGGATGTCCTGCGCCTGCTGTTTAACGTAAGCGGCTTCTGTACCGCCTTCTGCGTCTAACTGGGCAACCAGCTCCTCAAGCTTTTTCTGCAAGCTCGCTATGCCTGCCTCGACATCGCCAGAAACAGAACCCCCGGCCGCGGTGACAGCAGAAACCTGCTTACTTCCCTCATCTTGAATTTCTTTGATTTTGCTGGCGGTCTCTGTTACTACCCCGGACGCGCTTTCCGCGGCCGCGTCAGCGCTCGCCTTGGCTTGCGTTGCGAAGCCTTCCGCCGCTGATGCCCTTGCTTTGAAATCAGCAAAAACATCCGCAAGCTGATGAAGATTCTCCGCGCTTGGCTCTAACCCGTTTTGTTCGATAAGAGTAGTGAATTCAACCATCAGCATGTAGTAAAACCACGCCCCGGGCGTTGTCGGCGGCTTCCCCGTTACAGGATCCCCATTGGATGGATAACCAACAGACGGATTACTGGGTCGCTTCGGCGGCGTGTCAGAAGCATCCGCTAAGAATTCAAATTTCATGGTGCCACCTAAAAGAAAATACCTTTATCGGGAAACGGTTCT